ACCACTAATGTTTTGGGTATTAATATCCAACCTACTCTAGCCGGTCAAACAGTTACTGCTAAAGCTACTGGCGCTACCAATACTTATGTTGCTGGCGTTAACGTCAATCCGTTTACTGGCGCAGCACAACAGATCACTACTCTCCCTGCCGCTACTGTAGGCGTAGTGTGCATCCATGCTCAAAGTGTAGACACTGCTGGCGGTACGGCTTTCTTACGTTTTGATTGTGCAGGTACTGATGCTTTTGCCACAGGTTCTGTAATTGAAAGTACGAGTAGCAGTGCATTGACGTTCGATACATCCACTGCGGGCGAAACTGCGTTGAAGTTTACTCCGGCTAATGCTGCCACTAATTGTATGAGTACTGGGTCACGCATATATTTCTACTGTACGACTGAGGGTATTTGGAATATCTCCACTGACCTACGTGCTATTGGTACAGGCGTTACTGGCGTATTTGCATTTGCGGCTTAATAGTTAATTTTATAGGAGTAGTTTATGTCTTCTGATATTGAATCGACATTTATAACTGCCGCTGCCGCTGACCCTAATGGTATATCTACAGCCGCTTCTGTCGGTAATAATGCTGCGCTTGTAATAGGTGGAGCTTTGGCTTCTGGAGGCGCTGTTACTTTTGACCAGCCTAGGAACGTAACTATTCTTAGTGCTGGTGACGACAGTAGTAAATCTTTTACTGTTGTTGGTACAGATGAGACAGGCGCGGCGGTCACCGAATCTATTACAGGTGCAAACGATGATACCGCTGTAGGTACACAACATTTTGCTACGTTAGCGTCTATAACAGCAGTTGGTAATCCTGCGGGTAATGTTAGTGCAGGATCAGGCACATCTATTGCGGCACCCATGTTTCAAGGGCGTATGCGCCTTAAAGGTATGTACGCAGTAAATACTGCTACAGCAGGTACTATTGCTTTTCGAGAGACTAACGCTACTGGGGGTATTCGTATGCAGTTTAATACCTGTGCGGCAGCAAACTCTACGGAATATCCTGACGTGCCTGACGACGGTGTGTTATTTAAGTCTGGAGGGTATGTAGTGTATACGCAAACTACGCTGTCTTCTTTGACAGTTTTTTATGCGTAAGGATTACGCCAAAGGCGGGGGAGTAAAAAAATCCCCTGCTTGGACTCGTAAAGAGGGCAAGAGCGAATCTGGTGGCCTTAATCAGAAAGGTGTAGATAGTTATAAACGGGCAAACCCCGGCAGTAAGCTAAAGACTGCGGTAACTACTAAACCTAACAAACTGAAAAAAGGTTCCAAGGCCGCTAAACGCCGTAAGTCTTTCTGTGCGCGTATGAAGGGTATGAAGAAACGTAATACGAGTGCTAAGACGGCTAATGATCCTAACAGCCGTATAAATAAAAGTTTGCGTAAATGGAATTGTTAAATGGCTTATCTACAATCAAATATCCCACACTTTAAATGTTGGGTTAGGAGAGAGTACACGCATAACCACCAAAAGTATCATGGTGAATATATTCATGCGTTAGCTATAGCCGTTACTTCACTTCCTGATAGGTCTCTTAGTTTCCAAGTAGTGTTTACTGGGGCAGAGACATACGACGATGACAATGAGCCTAATGTACATGGTGGCGCTATGTGGGCGCGTATGCCCATAACTGCGTTGGTAGGGGATACTATATTAGAAGAGTGGCCTGAAGCTATGACTTCAAGACTATGCCAACCTTGGGATTGTAGCTCTCGTAACCATCATGTACACATCTACGACAGAGCTAGCTCTAGTCCGTGGATATGTAAGATAGATGGGGAGTTTCATACAGGCAAGTACATGTTTACAGTAGATTATACTGATAGTCATATATCAGATGATCCTGCACAACATAAGCAGAGCCACGTTATAGAGTTGACTGATGCAGGAGCGTGGACAGGTAATATAGTAGCCCTACCTAACAATAGGGTACGAGTTACAAACCCCGCTCTTTGGGAGTGTGGAGAAGGGCCACCAGATTTTAGACCTAGCCAGTGGACACACAGTGCAGAGTGTGACAGTAGCTATATGGATGCAGGTATTACATTTGACAATTTATATGCGGGAGAAGAATAATGGGTATCTTTGATATGTTTAAGTCCGATGATGCATCCAAAAATCGTCGTGCAGAAGGTAAAAGAAAGGCGAAGTTTAAAAAACAAATGAAGAAAAAAGAAGACAAGCCTTTTACAAAACAAACAAAGGAGAAAGATACTAAACCCTTTAAAAAGGTAGCTAAAAAAACTCCTCCTAATTTTAAAGCGCAAGACGCTAAACCTGTAGGTAAAGGGTTCAATATACGTAAAGGCGAGCAAGAAGCTAAAGCTCTTGGTAAAAAAGCTGATAAGGTAAAAGCGGCTAGTAAGAAAGTTGTAGCTGATAAACCTGCAACCCCAACGACTCCGCCTCCTAAAACAAAATCAAATCAGACCCCTTCCGGCTTTGAACAGTACAAAAGTATGGCGGCGGCTAAAAAAGCTGGATCTTTGTATTATGAAAAAGACGGTAAAAAAATGGCGGCGGTCAGTAAAGAAGACTTAGCTCCGGGGCAGTCTTTACGGGATTATATGAACGAAAAGACAAACAAAAAACGGACGGGTAAGTTTATAACTCCTAGTAAAAATGAGATGAGTATGGACATGCCTAAAATGAAAGGTGGCGGTGCTATGAATACTAAGATGAGTACTAAAGGTGGTATGAAAGGTGGTGGTATGACCACTAAGGGTTACGCCAAAGGCGGCATGAAAGACCTAAGTGGTGATGGCAAGATAACTCAAAAAGATGTGTTGATGGGGCGTGGTGTAAACCTAAAAGCCGGTGGTGGCATGATGACTACCAAAGGTGGTATGAAGGGCGGTGGTATGGCTACCAAAGGTAACACCAAAGGCGGTGCTAAGAAAAGAACTAGTAAAGCTAAAGTACGTGGTGCAGGTATTGCCCGTAAGGGTGTACGTCCTGTTAAAATGCGATAATGCGCAGGTATTATAAGTCTGGTGGGAAGATATGTCCTAAAGGTAAAGCGTGGGCGAAACGCACCTTTGATACATATCCTTCTGCATACGCGAACATGGCGGCATCCAAGTATTGCAAAGATCCGAACTATGCGAAAGGATCAAAAGGTAAGAAGTAATGGGTGACCTTAAAAAGTGGGTAAACCAAGACTGGGTTCGTATCGGTACAGACGGTAAGATTAAGGGCAAGTGTGGAACGTCTAAAGACAAGAAGAACCCTGACAGGTGTTTGCCTAGGAGCAAGGCGCAATCGCTTAGTAAAAGCCAGAGAGCAGCTACAGCTAAGAAGAAGAAACGCGCAGGTTCAAAGGGTAAGACGGTAGTTAAGAACACAAAGCCAGCTACTGTGAAATTACGAACAGGTGGCCTTGCTAGAGGCAAGCGTTCTATTGCTACTGGGTGTGGGCAGGTCATGGAAAGTAGACGTAAGAAAACACTTTATGTGTAAGAGGTAATAATGACTACGTCAGGTACTACTGCGTTTAATATGGACTTCACGGAGATCGCTGAAGAAGCGTGGGAACGTGCAGGTCGAGAAATGCGTTCTGGGTATGACTTACGTACTGCTCGTCGTTCTATGAACCTAATGACCATAGAGTGGCAGAATCGTGGTATTAACCTCTGGACTATAGATGAAGGTATTGTAAATCTTGTTGAGGGTACATCTGAGTATAACTTACCCGCAGATACTATAGATTTACTTGAGCAGGTAATACGTACCAACAGTGGCGTTACAGCAACACAGTCTGACCTCAACATAAGCCGCATCAGTGTAAGTACTTACGCCTCTATACCTAATAAGCTAACACAAGGCAGACCCATACAGGTGTGGATTGAACGGTTACGTGATCATCCTACAATAAACGTATGGCCTGTACCTGATAGCAACGACTATGTATTTAAATATTATCGTATGCGGCGTGTACAAGATGCAGGTAGTGGTGTAGAGACCGCTGACATGAATTTCAGGTTCCTACCTTGTTTAGTCGCAGGGTTGGCCTATTACATATCTATGAAAGACCCAGACCTTGCGCCCAGAATTGGTATGCTAAAAGAAGCATACGAAGAGCAGTTTGCATTAGCTGCTGGTGAAGATAGGGAGAAGACTTCGGCTCGTTTTGTACCACGTATTGGGTATGTATAATGGGCGCTAGGTTCGCATCTAACAAACGCGCTATAGCTGACTGTGACATATGTGGGTTTCAGTATAAGTTACGAACTTTACGTGACTTAATAGAGAAGGGGCGAAATACTAACTTAAAGGCGTGTATTGAGTGTTGGAATTCTGACCATCCGCAGTTAAAATTAGGTGAGTTTCCTGTAGATGACCCACAAGCTATACGCAATCCTCGTCCTGATAGAAGCACAGGAGAGTCTGGCCCTAACAGTAGTAGAGGTATACAGTGGGGATGGTATCCAGTAGGTGGAGGGGTAGATCCGTTTGATCTTACTCCCAATACCTTGTTAGCCACAGGCAGTGTAGGCACAGTTACAATAACCGTATGACAGGAGTAATGACATGCAGATGAAACCTAGAAAGAAGATAACTGGGTATAAAAACGGCGGCGAAGTTAAGAAAGACACGTCTCGTAAAATTAAAGTTCGCGGTACTGGTGCGGCTACAAAAGGGCTATATGCTCGCGGCCCAATGGCATAAATTATGGCTATGACCTATACAGAGTTAAAAACGAATATTGCAGATATATGCGAGAACTCGTTTACTGACGCGCAACTTGCATTGTTTACCGAACAAGCCGAGCAACAGATTTTTAACACTGTACAGATACCTGCGCTACGTAAAAATGTAACTGGGCGTACACAAGCTGACAACCAGTATTTAACAGTACCTATTACTGATTTTCTATATGCGTATAGTCTGGCGGTTATAGACTCTAGTGGGTCATACACATATCTGTTAAACAAAGACGTAAACTTTATGCGTGAGGCGTACCCTGTTACTGCAACGGGGAGTCTACCAAAACATTATGCTTATTTTAGCCAGACTAGTTTTCTTTTAGGGCCAACTCCCGATGTTATATATGACGTAGAATTACACTATGGGTATTACCCTGAGTCTATTGTTACGGCAAATACTACGTGGTTAGGTAATGAGTTTGACTCCGCATTGCTTAACGGAGCCTTAGTACAGGCTATACGATTCTTAAAGGGCGAGCAAGACCTAGTAACTATGTACGATAAGATGTTCGCAGATTCATTATTACTCTTAAAGAACTTAGGAGACGGCAAGTTACGGGGAGATACTTATCGCTCTGGACAAGTTCGTAGGAAAGTAGGTTAAAATGTTTGATTTAGCTGTAACAAGTGTAGGCTCTGTAGGAGTAACTACTACCGATAACAAAGGGCATGACCCTGAGTTTTGGGCTGATATGGCTACACAGCGAATAGTATCTGTAGGCGGAGAATGCCACCCTATTATAAAGGAACAGGCAGAAGCGTTTAAACTACAAGTATTTAACACAGTAAAGTATTATATGGAGGAGGCAATCAAGAGCGACAGAACCACGCTTGTAGGATTGCTTAACCAGAACCAACAGAAAGACATGGCTGAGATTATTAGGAGACTGTAATGGCTATATCACAAGCGATGTGTACCTCGTTTAAAAAAGAACTACTTGAGGGTACTCATAACTTTCTAGCAAGCGGCGGGAACAGCTTCAAGTTAGCTTTGTATACTAACTCGGCATCTCTTGGTGCAGCTACAACGGCGTATACAAGTTCCGGTGAAATAAGTGGTACTAACTATAGTGCTACTGGAGCCGCGCTTACTAATATAAACCCTAGCTCTTCTGGTACTACAGGGCTTACGAGTTTTAGTAATCTTACATTCTCTACGGTAACAATTACCGCAAGAGGGGCGTTGATATATAACGATACAAACTCTGACAAAGCTGTATGCGTGTTGGACTTTGGAGCAGACAAGACAGCAACCGCTGGTGATTTTACCATTACCTTCCCAGCAGCGGACGCTAGCAATGCGATTATTAGGATAGCGTAGTGTCAGATGTTACTGGTTGGGGACGTGGGACTTGGGGATCTGCTACATGGGGAGACCCCGAAGCTGTAGCAGCCACTGGCGTTGTAGGTACAAGTGCATTAGGTAGTGTAGTTGTAGATGCAAAAGCAGAAGTTTCTGTTACAAGTGTTAGAGGTGTAGGATCAGTAGGTAGTGTCACAATAGGCTCTTCTGTGACTTTTGAAGTTACAGGCGTTTCAGCTACTGGCGGAATAGGAACAACAAATGTATGGGGACTAATAAATACGTCTCAGACCAACTCAAATTGGCAAGAAATAGCCGCGTGAGGTTTATGTAATGGCAACTTATGTTAACGATTTAAGACTTAAAGAGATTGGCACAGGCGAATCTTCTGGTACGTGGGGTACGGAAACGAATGTTAACCTAGAGTTGATTGGCGAGGCTATGGGCTATGCGACTAAAGCAGTCGCTGACGCATCAACTTCTACTATAACAATGCCCGATGGTACAGCTACAAACGGCGAGCTTCGATCTCTCTATTTAAAATTAACTGGAGGAGGTCAAGCCTCTACAGTAACTCTGGCTCCCAACACCGTATCTAAAGTCTGGTTTATAGAAAATGCTACTAGCTACACTCTTACGTTTACTCAAGGCTCTGGGGCTAATGTAGCAGTATTAGCAGGACAAACTAAGTCTATTGCCTCTGATGGTGCAGGTTCTGGTGCAGCCCTCTATGACGTTCTTACTGACCTTTCTGTAGCAGGGGACTTCTTTGTTGCAAGCACTATACAGCCCGCAGGAGATACAGCTTCTGGCGATGCGGCGGCAATAGGTTATGCATCAGCAGACGGTATAATTGTAACAGGCCAAGGCTCAACGTCAGACGTTACACTCAAGAATGACGCTGATGGCACGGTTCTCACTATACCCACAGGCACTACCAACGTAGATATTGTTGGTGATCTTACGGCGGGTACTCTTAATGCTGACGGTGATACTGCCGCAGGGGATAATGCGGCGATAGGCTATACCGCTGCTGAAGGTCTTATACTGACGGGCCAAGGCTCAACGAATGATGTAACTATCAAGAATGACGCTGATGCAGACGTAATTGAGATTCCAACAGGGACAACCACTGTAAATTTTGCAGGTGCTGTGGATGTTGTTGGAGACTTAACTGCGGCTACATTTACGCCTGATGGAGATACAGCTTCGGGTGACGCTGCTGCCATAGGTTTTACAGCGGCAGAGGGTTTGATACTTACAGGCCAAGGCTCAACAAATGACGTTACAATTAAAAACGATGCTGACACAGACGTTATTGAGATACCAACCGGCACCGTCAAGGCTGTAGTAGCTGGGCTAGTAGAGATATCCGCTGGTGATATAGCCATTAAGAATAGCGGAACTGTATCAACAGTTAAGTTTTATTGCGAGTCTAGTAACGCTCATTATGCTCAAATTCAGGCTCCAGCGCACTCTGCGTTTTCAGGTAATGTAACTCTGACCCTACCCGCGTCTACGGACACGTTAGTTGGTCTTGCGGCAACACAGACTCTCACCAATAAAACTTTAACTACTCCGGTGTTAAATTCTCCAGACATCACAGGAGATACAGCTTCGGGTGATGCCGCCGCGCTTGGCTACACTTCTGCTGAAGGTCTTATACTGACGGGCCAAGGCTCAACGAATGATGTAACTATCAAGAATGACGCTGATGC